CAAGTAACTGTTGACATCGAAGTCGATTGCCGAATCGGTGAACTTGGTATCGCTTGCAACCGATGAAACCGTCCCTGTCCGGCGAGGGAATAAATCATCGAATATTACGGAACCCTCGATAGTGCCATAGGTTGCCGTTCCGCTTTCAATATAATTGACACCGCCCGTGTTGAGTTCAAGCCGTAACTTCCCGTATGACGAGCCTAAATTCTTTGTTGAGCCGTAAGCATAGAGCCGTGTAATGATGTTGCTCGTATCAATCGGTCGGCGCCGGATATTATGGAGTCCGGATTTATATTGGAAGGTCAACCCGCTATCATGTGTTTTTTCATCCGAGAATGAAATAACCTTGCGAGCAAACGAAAACTCGCCATGAAACTCATCACACAGTTTTTGGATCACCTGTCGGCAATTCTCGCCCTCGAATTTCAGGAGCTTATATTCGGTATTAGTCTGCGTGCATGTACCTTTTGTCCAGACTCCAGCTCCGGCGATCCGGTTCATGTTGGTAATGAGTAAATCAAGAAAACCCTCAAGGTCGTTCATGAGGTAGAAATCGCCTTGATTGCTCGAATCAAGGTACATTACTTTTGCGAAGTCGTAGTATACCGACTCAAAGGTAATGGTATAAACAAACTGATTGGTGGCGTTTTTTGTTATATCGGGAAGGGTATTGATGTAGTAATTGAGACCGTTCCATCTGATATAATCACCGATAGTTATATTGAGCGGATCGGTGGTTACGGTTTCAACGTGGAAATAGTTTTCACCAAGTGTTTTCTGAACGAATACCGTTTTTTCGTCTATATTAAAACTGTCGATAACCGATGAATTTCTGTAAACAGATAATTTCATTCCATTAATACCTTGTTACTAATCCCGAATCGCCATCGATTCCGAGATAGAGATAGGGTGTAAATTCAATATCAGCTTGACCGCCGAGAGACCGGATTGCATACATGGCGAGCATGGCATCAAATACAGTATCGGATTTCCCTGTCAACCTGCGGATCGCATACATGGTGAGGAGTGCATCAAAGACGGTATTTGACGATCCTGTCATATTACGGACAGCATAGAGTTTCAACATACGGACAATATTAACACTATCATCTGCCATTGTGTGGAGAGTCCCATTTCCAGCATTATATTCGGCTTTATTCCATGCGGCGGAACGGGCTGTGTTGGAAAACCGTATTTCATCAAGAAGACCATCCCATCTATAGCCACCTGCCCATTGACCGATGTATAAATCTGCTGTAAATACTATATTAAAGGCATCATAAGTGCTCTCAATAAAAGCACCACCATCAAGTGCCGCTTTGAATTTTAAATTATCCTTATCACAAACTAAAGTAAAATAATGCCAGTTACCATCACTGACATTCCACCCCGCAGGAGTTAAACCACTATAATGAGTTCCATCATAGATATAAAACTGTATACTTTCATTAGAATACTTTTCAATATAAAATCTAACACCGGTTGGGTCATAAGTTGATATAATATTTGTTTCGCTGCCGGTAGATGATGTATTAAACCATCCTGAAATGGCAAAACTTCCCGTCCCGGGGTCAAGACTTGCTGGATGCCCCAAATTGATATTATCGTTTGACCCGTCAAAGTCCTGCGCTTTCCCTATTTTCCCTGCCGCCTCAACCGGCTCGTTTGCACCCTTCTTTGTGCCGTCATTGTTATTGGCTGTGGAATCTGCTATATGGGATGTGTCCGGGCTATCGTTCATATGCTGAACCATTACAAAATTGGCATCCCATACTGCCGTAGGGTCAGCGCCATCTGCAGCACCCGCATTCCCATAATACATATAGTAAATTGTGTCGGTTGAGCTTGAAACAGAGTGTATCCTAATATGGTATTCGGCTGTTTCGCCTACATTGTCATGCGATACACGTTCATAGCTTAAAAGCGTATTGCCATCATCAGACGTAAACCGTATATCATACCCATCGGAGCGGGCTTTCGTAAAATCAAAATTGCCGCTATCAAGAACAACGGTATCTACAAAATCAGTTAAATCACTGTCGATTTTTGTATGGTCGATAGTGATTTTTGCGCGATACAACCAGTCGGCAAGTTTATTAACAGTAATATTCGACTGCCCAGCCATATTGCGGTATCGCGACAATTTCCCAGCCGCATCAAAACTAATAGCAACTGTACCAGCCATATCACGATTAGCCATATATCACAAACCTCTTAATCAACCGTTACATCAAGTGCGCCGTCAGCCCATTGCGCTATATCATCTGTTTCAACCGGTTGTGCAGTATTGAGTGCCGCATGACAGAGCAGATTTCCCACCGTTGCCGCATCACACAATCCGAAATGTGTTATTGTCCCGAATGTCCCGCTTGTCGCCTGTGCAAACACAACCGTATCACTATTGGAGCTTGCACCCCCCGATGAGATTTTCCAGTCGTCATGTAGAATCCGTGCATAATTCGACCCTGGCTCGGATATGGTTGTCCCGGTATCATTGTCAAGGATTGTCGCCGTGCAGAGTGCCACATAAATGTGTGTCGCGGGCGTGTATGCAGTACCCTCAAGCAGATGGTCTAATATCTTATTCGCAAGATAATCACTTGAACCGCCCGCATCGACCGATACATCGAGGTCGCCTATTGCCACTTTAGGCGTGTTGCCGGAATAAAAGGTTTTATTCGGAGTCACCGGGCCGTATGCGATAATATTCCCGGTTGCCAGTGTTACCGTATCGAGGATGGCGAAGTGCGTTATTGGATCCCAGTCCTCTGTACAATCAGGGAAGGTAATGACGGTAGCGATAGACGTTGCCCTCGATGCCGCCGAATTCCATGTATCGCACGCCTCACGGGTATACGCCGCGTCACTTGGCTCTGTTATTGTACCACCCGTACCTGTTTCATCCGGATCAGCTTCACACAATGCGAGGAAAAGTTTTGTCGGGCGCGTGAATGCCGCCACTTTTAAAATGTGGTCGAGTACCTTGTTCTCTGCATAATTCGATAATTTACCCATGTTCTATGACCCCCTGACTGGCGTTGTCTGTCTGAATTGTATCCAGAATTTGCCGATGTAATAACTTGATTTGCGTTTTGGTGTGAGCATCTCTATATCACTGCCCTTGATATACATCAAGGAAAATGTGTCGGTATCGTAAGGAACAGTAAGTGTTTTCATTCCAGACTTTTCAAGACGGGCGCGAAATGAACTCAACAAGGTTTTAAGTGTTGAAAATGAGGTTGATTTTAAATAACAAAACATAATAACATCGTTCCCCTCGAAATAAATGTCCGATGCGGTGTGATACGCTTCCTCGCCATCTGAATCGGGGTAGGAGAAAGACAGGTCGCCCTTGCGCCTCAACAGTTGATACAGCCCCGTTATTTTCTCAACACCGATCTGCCACGTTCCGTATAAATCGAAATTGTCTATTTTATAACCGCTCAACGGATAGTATGTCATGGTGTTATACTCCTATCGCCCTGTTATTCCCGGATTGCAGCAAGGTTTTTATTTCCTTTAAATACCGCGTATTAACCGCAGTCTCTTGATTTGCTTTCAGGTTATCGAGCGCCGTTGACATAATGACCGAGAGATTATTATTCATATTGGAATTATAGGCGAGCACCGAAGAAAGGTTGTCACGGATTGTTACCACGTTCAGCATCATGTTTTGCATCTGACCGGCAAGCAGTCCGGCTGTCTGCTCGGACACACCGGAAATTTCACCGGCAAGACCAGTTGCCTTTGCATTGGTCTTGTCGATCAGGCTGTATCCTGCAGCCGTCATTACATTTTCAAAATCTGTCCAGGTCGTTTCGATGTTGGCTAATTTATCATTCAAATTACCTGCAAGATATTTTATTTCTTCGGCTGTCAGTCCACCATAGGCTTGAATTGCAAAATCATTATAAAAGGCTTCGAGTTGATCTGTTATTATTTTTGCCTTAAATGTATCAATTATTGCCTTCCTCATAATGCTCTGGAAATTTTCTGCAAATACTTCGGCTGCGGTGAGACCCCGGGCAAACCCTTCGGTTATTGAATCGGCAATAGCCTCGACCGTTGTTCCAGTTAATATTTCATCGGCCTGTCTTGCGAGTTCTTTTTGTTTTAGCTGAGCCTCATATAATCGTTGTCGAAGCTCATCCGAGAAAGGCTCTTTTTTAAGTTCCTGTTTTAAATCCTTTATTGATTTTGATATTTTATTATAACCATCATAAATAGCAGCAAGTTTCCGTGTTCCAGTCGATTCATCTAAATTCTCATTTACTATATTCATAACCAAATCAAATTCGCCGACCGCCCTGGCTATCTGTTTCAAACTATTTTCGATTTCCTTATTGTTAAATATAAATTTTTTAGCGATCACATCGAAGATACCCATCACGCCGGTGGCGGCCCCCACACCGCCTGATATTTGTCCCCATAAGGTTGTTGCATTTTTTATCTGATTTACAGATGAGGCTATACCGGAAAGACCGCTTATTGCGCCTCCGAGTTTTGAATCGAATTGACCAATAAATCCACCAAGCGCACTGAAGGCATCGCCGATTTCCCGAATCTTTTTAATCTCAAGGTCGTAGCTTTCCTGTATCGCCTTTGTCGCTTCGTCAAGGAGCTTTAGGCGCATTTCCTTGTCGTCTTTATAAAGGTCGGCTTTTTGCTGCAGCACTTTTGCGTAAGCAATAAGCTCTTTCGAGGTGAATCCCCGTGTGTCTTTTAATATCTCATCAAGTGATTCCCTGTGAACCTCTACGGAATTTTCACCCATCTTTTCATCTATAACCTTCATGTCGTCTGCTAATTTTTGAGAAAAGTCTTTCGCCGACTGTTCGTATTGAACGAACGATGCCTTGTTGCCGAACATCGTAAACGGATTTCCAAGCCCCCGTGCCTCTCGTGCCTGTTGCGCCTCCCATATCCTGATTTTATTCTGCTCAACCTTGTTATCGGTCGTCATGATAAGTTCGGCGGCTGTTTTGTGTATTGCAGTAACCCTTTCCTCGGCTGTCTGTGTTGCCGCAAGAATTTCATCGTACTGTTTTTTCTGTTCTTCGGTGAAGGCTTTGGGCGTTACTCCACCTGGCATAATTCCACCCGGGAGAACCGTATCCCATTTTGATGTAGCTTTTCTTTCGTTCTCGTTTATTTTATTGAGGATATATTTTTCAAGCTGACGTAAACTCTGCTCTTTTTCTTCGAGCAGTTTTTGCTGTAATTCTGCCATATTCTTAACGCCGGGAGTCGCATACAGTCCTCCGGCTTTCATATAATACGAAACATTTACCCATGTTCTCTGAATCTTGTTCCCAAGTAAATCCCATACCGTGCCCAGATTATTAAGGTAATCCGTAAGGGTTTTTACACCGTCAGTCCATGTTTTTAAAACCCACAAGAATATCGGATTTGTCGCAAAACCGCCAACGGCTTCTTTAGCGTCTCCAACAGCAAGCGTCATCTTTTCCCATTGTCCAGTTGCATCGGATGCCTGTGCCTTCGCCTGCTCGAATGCCTCAGCGCCCCTCTTTAATATCTCGTTAAATTTCTCCTCATTACTTAAATTTTCTGCCAATACAATGCCGTATCGTGCGAGCATCTCCGTATGTCCGGCTGCGGCTTTCCCGACAAGATTAAATGCGCTTGATAGTTCCAGACCATACGCCTTTGAAAGCCCTATTGCCGCCTTTGTCGCCGGTTCAATCTGATCCGCCGTGAGTTTACCGATAGTCGCCATGACTGCAATATTTGCCTGGACAACTTCATCCTCGACATTTGCGAGCCTTTGCATTTCATCGCCGAGCTTAATCGTATCGCGCATAAGGTCGCCGGTATAGATACCGAGCTGCTTATAGGTAGCCGCAACCTTTGTAAGCGCCCGATCCTGCTCCTGCGCAGCCTTCATGACATCACGGGCAAGATAGCCGGTGAGAAATGTTGTCACTGTTGCCATGATGGTTTTAACGGTTGTTGCATCACGGCGCAAATTGTCCGTATCGATACCTGCACGCCAGTATAAGCTATCTGAACCTCGTACGTTCAAAGCCACGTTTATGCGCTCCTCTTGCGGATATTCCGCTTGATTTTCAGGTTTTGACTACATAAACGGTCATTCCACAAATCCCACCGCAACGGCAGCCTGTTCTCGTTGAGCCGTATACCTTCATTCTGATAGCGTCCGGCTTTGTCATAATCCTTTTCCTCAAAACACATGAGCGACAGGTAGTTAAGTATTTCAGGAATGATAACATTGGTATTTGTTGAGCATAGTTTTTCATACGGATTAGTACTGCCCTGTTTATGGAGCATATACGCCTCCTCGAACAGTTCCCGTGCCTTCCGTTTTTTCTTGTTTTCGAGGCAGAACTGCCCCATGATGAGATACATGGCGATGAGCCTTTTTGAATACCGCTGTGATTCTTTCATCGTCTTTTCAGCGCCCTTCATATCTTTCAGCGCACAATATGAACTTAAAACATTAACAAACACCTCAAGGTACGCATACCACCCCTCATGGAAATTCACCTTGCGCATGAGCTTCATCCAGTGGCTGCCAAGCTCAATGACCTTCTGATGATTACCGCAGGCATAGTATGTTTTTATGATATGCGTGAGAATATGGAGATCGTCGTGGTTCTTCTCATATTCCGCTTCGAGCATCGGAAGGGAACGCTCTTTTTTTTGCAGGAACAAATCCTGTTTTTGAAAAACATACCCGTAGTGATTGAATATCACGTTATCGAGAAAATAATACGGCCCGTCTACTCTCGGTTTATTGTGTATGGAGAACTGGTATATCGGCTGTCCGGTATTGGTGAAAATCCGCGCCTGTACCACTTCGGCATACTCATTTGTCCGTAACGTATAGAAATTATGGAGCTTAACAAACAATGTATTGCAGTTCTTGTATTTGGGATTCAGTATCCCGTCCTCAAGGATATAGAGGGTTTTTTGCGACAGTTCTTCGTCTGCATCGACAATCATGATCCGTTCGCCGACCGCTTTTTCAATGCCATAGTTCCGGGCATCTGAAAAATTCCAGGGAACGAATGTCTTTTCAAAAACCTTGTCGGTATATTCACGGGCAACCTCAAGCGTCCGATCCATGCTGCCGGTGTCCACTATTATTAATTCGCACCATTTTTCGTGTATAATCGGAAGGAATGAATCAAGGCAGCGTTTAAGGTTCGCTTCTTCGTCTTTCACTATCATGCAGATACTTAATTTTATTTTGGGATCGACTGTCATTTATAAAAGGTCTCCTATTTCTGATATATCCGTTATTTCCTCTGCATCGTTTTCTTTTTCAGACTCATATTTTGGAATTGAAAGCATATACATCGTCAAGTTTTTCCAACTATATTTCCACAGAATATCGTCAATCGAAAACCTGAAATATTTTATCAGACCGCCTATAATTTCCCAATAATTGACGAGGACTGTTTCTTTTTTGTCGCCTCGACCAGATTCAGTCTTTTGATCGAGACGAAAGATGCCAAAAAATCCGATACGTCCATTTGCAAAATGATCAACTGAATGAGCTTGAATAATTCACTTGCGCTTAAATTCCGGTCTATATACCTCGCAAGCCGCCACTGCTTAAACCGCGCCCAGGGTGAGTTTATTTTCCTGTTCATGATTCCGAGTACAACAACGTCTATCATCTTACCCTTATTTTTCAGGATATTGTCTATACCCGCCATAAACAGGTCGTCTTTGTCGATATTATCAAGGTCGCCCATGTTTATGATTATTTTTGATATGTTAAAAAGCGTTCCGAGGTTTATGGGATAGATGATAAACTTGCGGCTTTTAGGGAGAATTCTCAATCTTCTGAGCAGTGTCTTTTTATTAACGGAAACCTCAAAATCAACGCCGTCCTGTAATATTGCTCGCACCGCCTCTCTTGCGACCGTATCTTTATTTTTTGCCTGGTCTTCCATATTCCCCTCTGAATTTATGGAGTCTCGAATTTTAAAGCGAGACCCCATAAAGTTAAACTGTCATAACATACAAATCCGCAAGGGCGGAATCTGTGTCGAGGATTCTGGCAATAAAACATCACAGGTGAACGTTAAAACGCCCGTATCTGTTCTCGCAAATTTCAGGTCGCCGCCAGCCCTCAATGACGCTCGCGGTATATCGACCTGAAGTTGCTTACCGTTGATAGTTTTTGAAGTCGCGCGGAAAGCGTATTCCGTAATGACATTCGATGTCACGGGCATACGCCATACACCAGCAGCAGCAGAACCGCCTAACGCCGTCAATAGTGTCTGTGTACCCATATCGCGCAGTGAAAACTGTAGAGAAAACTTCCTGCCGCCTAATATCTGAATATCAGGCATGTCTTCTTCCTCGATATATAAATCAGTCGTGCTTGGCGCATCCACCAAAAGGTGGGCGCTGTCCGGCACAACGTTTCCGATTGTAGACAAATCTGTTACTGTTAAAAACGTGGTAGTGTTATCGACTGCGCCATATTGCAGGACTTCCAGCCCGACCAATCGCATTTTAGATCGTCTATCAGCCATTTTTTACCCTCCTTTCTTTAGGTTTGCGTAATAACGCACGGTGAAATTTGTGTCGAAGATTCAGGTATCAATACCTGCGCTGAAAAATTAAGCGTTCCCGAGTCGGATCTCGCAAATTTCAAATCGCCGCCGACACTTACGGAAGCCCTCGGAATCTGGAATTTAAGGTATTTGCCGTTGATTGTTTTTGAATGAATCTCAAAAGCCCATTCAGTTATAACGTTAGATGTAACAGGGGCTTTCCATGTTACACTCCCGGATATTACGCCGCCGAATGCCAATAAAAGCGTTCGTGTACCCATATCCCTTAGACCAAATTCGAGAGATACTTTGCGATTCCCTAAAATCTGAATATCTGGCGTATCCTCTTCCTCAATCATAAGGTCTGTAACGCCTGGCGGGTCTATTATTATATGTGCGCTGTCCGGCACAACATATCCTATCGTATTCAGTGAGGACGCTGTTGTCGGAAACCCGCCGTGTGAACGCACAGTACAGTATTGGATAGAGCTTAGCCCGACAAGCCTTGTTTTCGAGCGTCTATCAGCCATATTTTATCACCCCTTTATGATGTTAAATATTGAATTGTACAGTTTACTCGTATGCTTGAGTAGCTGATTCCCGCCTCATCAATGTCAGCCATAACGCCCTGACTATTGATTTCAAGGTGCAGGTATGAATCCGATGATGAATAAGCCTCAAGTACGCCCAGCACAGCCGCAGTCATAGTATCAAGGTTTTTATCATCCGGTATTCCCGGTTTCAAATCCTGCGCAAAACAGTTTATAACCACCGTGCAGGGCTGAAGGTCAATATCAGTCCCGCCGGAAATCGGAAGCGCAAGGATAACGACATCACGGGTTATTGAATTAATCGGTCTGGCGTTGCGGTACACCTTGCCGCTCAGTGTCGATGTTACCGTTGACACGTTTACGATAGGGTACATTTTATCGAGTATGTCGAATGTCGATTTCACGATATTACCGCTCCCAATTCTTTCTTCATGTAATCCACTAATTCATTACCCTTGTACGAACTGCCAGTAATGACATCGTATCTCTTTGATTCCACTGCTGCGGCATATTCCATACCAGCGACCACTACGAGGTTCATGCCTTTGTTATATTTTCTGGAAAGTTCTTCAATGAGTTTCTTGCCGGCACTAATACCTTCTTCACCGTCCTTGACTTTTTCAAATTCTTCTCTTTGAACTTTTCCATCATAAATCACCGCATAACCAATGGCACTTCTGAGATTTCCAGTTCTATCCCAGAATCCACCACCCGGGGCTGGTTTTTCTCTTGTACCTAATGGTACCTGATTTTTCGCATAATTGACGCACTGAATCCCGATGTATGACAAGACTTCGAACATTTTTTTGATGCGTTCACGGTTGAACTCATCTGTTCTTCGCCGTATATCATCCATCGTAAATTCAGGTACTAATCCTGACATTTCATCTCCACATGAGTCTGATAGTTCATAATCTGAACTATGATATGACTGGCAGAGAAGAAGGTGAGCTTTGCGTCTTTGGGCACGCTGTCCGATCCGGTAAATAGAGGTGAGAACACGTCCCAGTTGTAATTCAAAACCGCACCCCCTTCTCCAACCAAATATCTTCCACCAGCCGGCTGTATATCACAGTCTGCCAATACAATCGTATTCAATGTTCCGACCGACAAAACCCCCGAAGAGTTTGTCGTCCCAGCGCTGTAATACGTTATGGTCGCCGTATGTGGATATTTCTTTAACATGCCGATTTTACCATAGTTTCTGATACTGACTGTCAATCGGTACGCTTATGCTGTCAGAGAGCTTGTTCCACTTGCTCAATAATTCTTTTCTGAGAGCCAAAAGCGCACCTTTCGAATAGTCAATGTATTTCGACCCTTCCCGGAAAACCGGGTGGTTGCACAAGATGAGATAGATGTCCGCCGCCGCGAGATCAACATCTTCCTCGTAAGCAGCGCTATACGTCGCGCTCGTATTTGTAACACCCTGGTCAGTCAGGGCTTTTGCGAGCAGGTTATCATTCTCATACTCAAGCATCGACTGTAAAGCCTGTAGGATCGTCATTTATGCTACCTCGCTATACGCCCCATGTGGTATGTGATTCCGTGTCGAGTATATAGCATTGGTCGATTGTTGGCCACGAAACAAACGCATTGGTTTCGCCCATCGTGATTTCATTGATAGGATCGACCGTGCTCCACTTGGATACGAGAATGTGACCCTTTTTCGCCATAGCGCATTGCTTGGGCGAATTGGTTTCCATCGCTATCGGGCCGACAAGCATATTACCCAATGGCAATTCCGGGCAGAACAGCACATACCGGTCGGCGGCCGATGAATCGAGCCACGGATCGTATGCAGTCTGTGTATGCGCAGCCGTTTCGATTGTTACCGATGTATCAACAACTATCACGGTCGGCAATCCCTGGGAAACGAGCATGTCATTCACCTGCTGAAGTGTCGGGACGAGCTTAACGACAGAACCGCCAACAAATACAGCGCTGCAATAGTTCTGTACTTGTGTGGATGTACGGAAGGCAACCCACTTGGAATGGTTCATGACGACATATTTAATGGATGATCCAGCCACCTTCGCTTCCGCCACAATCGTATCTATATCCGTAATCGGTGTATTTGTGGAGTAAGCACCGGTTGTCCAGTAATTATTTGCAGCGGCTTCGACTTCTTTGTTTGCGCTTGGCAACTGGAAATCGATGGAATTTTGTGTGATAATTCCCGCGCTGTTTGTCGTGGATAAACTAACCTGTCCACGAGACAATGCCTGAATTGCAAGCCATTCGAGACGACCGTTCACGCCGTCAACACACGCATCAACATCACCGAATACGAGATCGAGAAGTTGCTGCATGTTAGTCGCACCGGTAGCCTTCAGAATGTTGTAATCATTCAGGTCGGTTTCCTTCATGATCTTTTTCATTCTGATAGGCGGAATTTCGCCGGTGAGCCGGTCGATAACTTTCCGTGTTTTTTCGGGTGCGCTTGCATTGTATGTCACAATGTCAGCGGCGACACGGTTTCCCTTGCTCCCTATAAGTGTCTCATAGGAAAGCTGGTTGACGAATTTGATCGGGAAAAAATCAGGATAATACAGTTGTTCGTACACCCTGTTCTTGAGGTAAACCTCAAGATTTTTACTCGTGGATTCTTTAAGTATAGAATGCTCCATCTGAGGTCACCTCCTTATGCAAATCTCATTCTTGCGGTTATGGGTGTCTTTACGCCGTCACTTGGATAGGCGCACGATGAAATACTTTCATCAATAGTGCCTCTCACGACCGCTGCTGCGGTAACGTTCTGAAGCGTATAACCGGATTCAAGTCGAACACGAACGGCATCCCTGAGAATACAGTCTGCATCGAATTTCGCGTCAGCAAGAGTTGTAACATCGTTCGCCGCTTCGACTATGAGTGTGCCGGTTGCCACCGAAGCATAATTGAAGCCGCCACCACCTGCCGTAAATACAATAGTGTCAGTTCCGACCCCGTTTGTTTTCGTGCCGATGGTAATGGATGCGATTGTGCAAGCCGATCCGCCCCCATCAAGCATGACCCATTCGCCGACTTTAAAATTTTGGCCGGGCGCGTTGGGGAGAGTAGAACTGTATACATAGCATGTAACGCAGGCAGCGGTATCAATCGCGCATTTCAGTTTTGCGGTCTTGACGATGTTATAAAGTCCGACAGAGGATGCACTCGCTGCAAGCGGCGTCCCGGGAAAGAGGAACTTGGTTGTTGACGGGATTCTCGTGGTGCTGATGGTCACCCCGCCGACAACATCCTCAAGGATTGAAAGAAAAACCGGATTATATTTGGTTTCGCTTTCTTTGATTACTTGGAGTCCCATATTCTTAATCACTCCTCATTTCTAAGCCGTCTATTTTACAACGGCTTTTTCTTGTGATGCTGCGGATGATATTTTCCCCTGAAAATCAGGATTTTTCTGGAGTCCGCCCTTTCCGATAGATTGCGCATATTCGGCAATCTTGTTTTCTTCGAGGGTATGCCCTAACATTCCCGATTTAACAGGTGCGAGATCACCCGCCTTGAGTTTAGCGTCAATGCTCGCCTGTACTTCCAAATCGAACTTCGTTTTAAAAGCAGAGACGGCATCGGCGACTTTTTCAGGATCATTGACTTTTATATCAGAGATGAATACTTCGCTCAGCCCTGCCTTTTTTAGTTCCGAGCGGATTCTGGAATCGAGGTCGCCGGTTTCGAGCCGTTTAGAGATGCCATCAAGTTTCTCAACGAGAGCCTCATTTGCATCCTTGAGCGCCTGGATTTCCTTTTGTTCTGTTGTCATAGATTCCTGATCCTTCTGTGTTTTTTCCTTTAGAGCCGCATCATTAGCGGTTTTACTGAGTTTTGCTTCGTGAGTCTTTATCGCTTCCGTGACTCTGCGGTCAGTTTCGCTCTGCGTATATTTTTTCAAGGCGTCCTCAAGACCCGCTTTTTTCACAGCCCCGATAAACTCATCAGTCGTTAAGTTCTTTACCCTGTCTGAATCAGATTTGAGTTTTGTAACAACACCCTCAATTTCATCCACAGTCTTAACTGTGATCTGGTCAGCCAAGTCCTCGCTCAACCCTGCTTTTTTTAGGGCAGTTTTGATTTCGGATTCAAATTGCATTGTTTATCCCCTTCGATTTAAGTTATTGTATGTATGTTAGTTAGTTATTAGTCTTTGCATAGCTAAATTGTCCTGTTACTGCTGCCGTGCCAGCATCTGTCTCAACGGTGATCCATAGATTGTCACCGGCAAGCTGCACTACCGAAAACATATCGTAGAGACCGAAATAGGTTGTATAATTGGCTGTGGTAATTGCAAACGTGTCAACGGTGACAAATGCATCGTTTATAAATTCGTAGAGCTTAACTGTCACGGTGTTCGGGTTGGGATCGGCTGATTTGATGCGGAGATTCCGGACAAGGTATCTGGTATTTAAAGCACGCAGATTTAAAACGGTAGTACCTGAATCAGCTATGGCCGTGACGTTAATGGGTACATCTGCCTGTTCAAATAGAACACCGGTTGCCGCAACGATCTTATCGGCTACAGCATTGGTCGCCTCGTTTGTGGTTGAGTCGGTGGTCGCGGATACCTGTAAGCCGTGAACGTCTGTAATGATGCCTTCCCCGTTTATTGAGTCCTTCGTGGCTGACACCTGGAGACCGTGTACATCCGTGACGATTCCGGCATTTTGAGTCGAATCGGCGGTAATTGAAACTTGCACACCATGTACGTCCGTTATCACCCCTTCTGTATTAGTAGAATCTTTTGTGACAGATACCTGCAGTCCATGTACGTCAGTTTCGATTGCGGCGGCATCCGCCATCGTGGTTTCTCCGTTAGTGGAGTCCTTCGTGGCGCTTACTTGTAACCCATGCACATCGGTAATTATTCCTTCACCGTTGGTAGAGTCCTTTGCGACTGACACTTGGAGTCCATGAACATCGGTGATAATGCCCTCGCCATTCGTTGAGTCTTTTGCAACCGATACCTGTAAACCGTCAACGTCCGTTTTAACACCAGCAAGTCTTGTCGAATCGGCTGTGACCGACACCTGAATCCCGTGTACGTCTGTAATAACGCCCTCTGTGTTGGTTGAGTCTTTTTTTACTGAGACCTGTAAACCATGCACATCGGTAATAGTACCCTCTATATTTGTAGAATCTTTGGTTACTGATTTTTTGAGGGAGATTGTTTCGAGGTGAACCGCAGTGACCGAATCCTCATTTGGTACGGTCAGATATATGTTGCTTCCGGAAAGCCGGTATGTTTCGGCATATCCGGGAGGGTCGATTTTTGATAACCCCCATAAAACAAAAAGCACCGCAAAAACGGTAAACAGAAATTTTCTCATGTTTAATTGCCTCCTGACAGAGCCACATTGTGCGTTATTGTTGCAGCCGTTCCACCCTCTTCGGAAACAAATCGAAGCCTCAGAGAATCGGTCAGTGAGACGTTATCCCATTCGAGTCCATACGATCCGTTAGCCGTGTAGCGCAGTGAATCAGCCCATATGTTTGTCCAGTCGCTATTCCCCTTTTTGCCCTGCACGGCGACCGATACCGCTGTGTTTTTGCTGGCGACCGTGAAGTACCATATCATCCTCGTAAAACCACCGCTATACACCGCCATTGAATAACCGGGAGCTGTCATTGTTGCGCGTGAAGATGTGTATGTCCGCAACGCCTGACCCGACACGATTGAAATGCTGAGCAGTAAAAGGGTGATTATCATAAACACTGTAATTCTTTTCATTATTTCACCTCCAGGCATAAAAAAAGGGCTGAACGCCGCATTAGCGCTCAGCCCGATTGTTTCGACACTGATTTTTTATATCACTTAAATTCTATGTCGTTATTTCATTTTATATCCTCTTTATTTTTTACATGAGTCATTCTGCCTTTTTGAAAACAAAATGTAACCTTACCATAATACAGATGACAACTGTTTCTTAATAAGTCACACTCCGCAACCATAAGCTTAATTTCATCAATAAATTCGTGTATGTCAAGAGATTTTTTTGTTAGTCCCATATTTTTTATCAATTCATCTGCCTATCGCTTTTTTGAGTTTTTCCGCAACATCATCGACCGTATCGCTTTCTGCAGGCTCGAATGAAATCCCATTGTGCGCCGTGCAGTGCGCCCGTGCCTCTGATGCCGTCCATGTGTTGACAGGGTAACGATATGCCTGCTCAACAGACTTCGCTTCACTACCGCGTTTCGGAGTCCCAAATATGATACGGTATGCCTTGCCGTTGTGTTCCTGTTCCCGTGATCCGATAACGGTAATGGAATCGGGTGATTTTAATCGACAGGAATGCTCAGAATTATAAGGCATCACTAAACCCTCATTTTTTTAATAGTATTATTTGATTTTCATACCAATTCCTGTATGGCCCGGTCGGATTATTACTGGCATCGACATCCTCATTGCTTAATTTGTGCGGTTCCCCATCGACCATAATAAAATTTTTATCCGATGATAATATATCCCGATAATAAGTACCCCGCATCAATCGTACTTTCGCTTCGGTTACTTGACCATTAAAAATTATGATTGTATCCTTCAGCGATACCATTCTCATTGCCATAGCGTCACCGATCCAGTTGCACAAGGTTCCGGTGGTATCGTTATTGGCTATAAAATAACCGATAATATCCTGATTCTGGCACTGCTCCATGATTGTATTATTTTTTTGTTCTACGATCCAGAGTCCCGCACATACTATTATTCCTATAGCGATAATGATTAATATTAAACGATCCATTAACTTCACCCCTTCATAAATTCGCAGTGGGTAGACTCTATTTCGCTTTTCCGTTTAAAGAGTATAGAATTGTACTGGTATAGCACATCGATACCATAAATGTCAATTTCGACCGGCTCGAATTGTATTGCTCCAAACCAGTTGAGTAATGTGGTGATTTCATACCCTTTGTCAATTATTTGCAGCCTATTCGGGATTAATTGATGTGCGACCTCTTGATAGCGGCTGTCGGGTATGTTGATAAATACCCATGCCTTGTCGGTTGCATGACGGTTAATAACATCAATGAGTTTCATTATGCCGTGTAGTGCGCCCGTGTTTCTGTCTTTATCGGGATGTACATGCTCGAAAACGTCAACCAGGGTAATGCCGTCAAATTTCCTGTCAAGATTAAGCTCTGTTATATCAGCATTGACATACTCGATATTTTTGTGCGCTGAATTTTCCTTCGCAAACTCAATCAATTTTGGCGATATATCGACCGCCGTTACTCGTGCCCCCAGCGTTGCCATGAATTTTGATGTCAGTCCCGTGCCGCATCCGAGGTCGAGAACGGTCATTCCTGACTTAACGATAGAGCCGAGCTTGACTTTAACACGAGAAAGGCGCTGGTTGTCCCTGTAGTGATCCTGCTTTAGATGCTCAAGAAAGTTGTCGTAAAAGGTAACGACATCGGTAGTATTCACGCAAAAGACCCTTTCATTCTTAATTTCCCACGCCTCATCAGGTTACGGAATCCGAGTGATATGAGCCGCTTCATAACAAGGCAACCGGCGAGAAAACCGGCAACGAATATGAGAGAATGATGAATCATTGTTGAATATCCAATTTATCTCTATGATATTTCATAATATGATCAACCAACATTTCTTCTTCTGCTTTATCTTCCTTTTTATGTTGTCCTTCAGAAAAACTCCCGCATGTTTGTCTTTCTGGTGTGGTATAACCGCATAATTTGCAAGTGTGCTTAATACGATCATCAAAAGTATTTAAACTTTCTGAATGGTAGTTAAAAAAATCACTCGTTTTCCATGCTTTCATTTTTTCATCCTATCCCATAACTTTTCTCTTGCGCCCTGTTTTGTTCTGAACTCACGCCAGAACTGCCGTATCTCGTGGCGTTTATAACCGGCTTCGTGCATCCAGCCATCGAGGGATTCGAGGACATAAACGCCCCGTTTCACCTTCACTCGAAACCACCACCGTATCAGTTTGTCAAACATACTGTTTGTGCCCTGTTTTTTTATCCCCATCAAAATCAATATCAGCCCATTTCTCAACAAGTTTTCTCATATCTCCAAGATGCTTTTGTGTTGCTTGTAATTGTCCCACCGTCCCGACTTTCTCACTTGGTCTTAAACCGCAATTCCATAAACAATCAATAAGCATTTGGGCTGATTCTTGATGAAGTGACGTTAATGGCTTAACTTGCTGTCCTTGAGGCAAATCACTAAAAACAATCTCAGTAGCCGCTTGAGTATGATCCGGAAAACTTCTACCAATTAAAACATCATAAAATTCAGCCTCATAGGGTCGCTGATGTACTATAATCTTTAATAATCCATCCATTATTTTTTACCTCCCAGTTTATCGACAAGCACTTTTAACTGCGCAACCATATTCTCAAGCGTCCAGCCCTGGTCGATTATATATTGACGATAGCCCCGTGAATATTGGTACGGTTTCGGATCGGAGGGCTGGTACTGTATGCGCTCTATCGCCTCATTCACCGTATTGAACAGCCAGCACTTGGGGTACATTTCCCTTGCGCCCATAAAGTTATGGATCACCGGCTTTAATCCATGAGCCGCGCCTTCCATGATATTGAACGGATGACCCTCGTATATGCTCGTTGACAGGAGAATACCCTTGCCATTCCAGAACTCGTCCATATCATTCACGAAACCGTAATAGATGATATTGTCCTCGATACCCATTTCCTTCGCTATGTACTTCATGTAAATCTCATAGCGCTCGTCCTGAAATGTTCCGGCAACATGGAGCCGGTAATCGGGATTGATTTTCACCAGTTCAGCCATGATTTGCAGAGCCAGCGCCGGTTCTTTCTTGTGATTGATGTTGCAGACGTAGGCGATATTGTGTGGATTAAAATCAGTGTTCAACGCGATCCGGTCGATGTCGATACCGTTATAAATGACCTTCGGCATGACACGATCTTGCAGGTCGGGGATTTTGGCTTCCACTATTTTTTGAATGTGGGGCGCAACGAACACAAGGTAGTCAACCATCGTCCAATCAATCTGTTGTGGCATGTGAGTCAATGATTCGTAACTGTGCAGGCGAATGATAACGCCTTTCTTTTTAAGCTCGTATACCTGTGTAGCGAATACGGCAACATCGTTCGCCCACTCGATAAACACACGGTCAGCCCACTTGATAGCGCCGATAATGTCCTGCTGTGTTTCGATGTAGTACCGGCGTACTTGGTAGTCCTCGAATTTCTCGAATTGCTGTACTATCGGCTCAATAAATGACGTTAGTTGATTCTGGCAAATAAAAGCGAGTTTGGTTTTTTTCACGGTTCAATCCTTATTTCACCAATATATGGGTTATTTGTTGCTATAACTGTAAATTTAGATTCTGGGAAATACCGTAACAAAGCCTCTGTTATCGTTTCGGTTGTAATTTTAAAATCCGAGCTTTCGGTTTCGACTATAAATGTCCGCTTATTCATGATTCGTTCCTTGTGGAAAAGATTTGTTAATTATTTATCCGGCAATATTATAATCGATTCTTCTGTGACTTCAACATTAATCTCGAAGGGTAGATACTTTGATTCCGAAAACAACGCCGACTTTATAAATTCCGGATTCACTTCGCCGCTGTTCCAATAGTTAATTACACCGTCATTCGATTCAATGACCACCGTGAATACCTGTTTTTTCATATAGCCTCATTCGTGTTATTCACTAAAATTCAGCTTGCAACTTTTCATGCTTTCGTATAGTCCACCACTCATACAGTCAATCTGATTTTCCTCTAATCCGATATTCCTGTCCTCGTTTATGCCATGCAAGACCTCATGTATAAACGTCCTTAACTTCTTTTCTTTACCTACGTTCCGAGAACTCGTAATGGTGATACTGCTTTTGCTTTCGGAATATTTGCCATAGCAAACATCTGTCGATGTGTGCGGTGTTATTTTCCTTTTTACCGTGTGCTTTATGCCGCCGATTGTAACGTGTTTCGGGATTTTCATTCATGCCACCCGTGAAATGGATTTTTTTAGTGTCAACTTTTGAGTAAAATTATCCTTGAGCCAATATGGAACATTCTCGTATTCCATAAGTCTTGTGCCATTGTCCTCGATATATGCCTTCGCTTTGTTTGGTATATCCCTCGTGAAATTACTTGTATCAATCTCATCTGTCTTGATATAGTTTACAAAGTCCTCTTTAGACATCGTTTCAAAGGTTGCGTAACAGATGCAATTCGGGTGCCAGCCAATAAATTGAAAGTTTTTCGGGTATTCCCCTTGCATAGAATCGCAAATATCATTTTCCGGATGGCTTGATGACAGGTGAACGGTGACCCCCGTTACAAACGGCAGTTTGCTGTTTTGGAGGTAATCGGCTGACCTGAACGCCATATTCATTTCGGTTGCGGCAACCCGTATCGCCTGATAGGTGAGGTTTTTGCCAGGGATTAATGCGCCCTCGTAACGGATCGGATTGCCCTTAATAAATCCCTTTAGCTCTTTCGATAGTGTTATTGCCGACTTGCCTTCGAGGACACCTCGTGCTATGAGGCTTTCCATTTCCTCTTTCACGCCTTCGGTAAAATTCCACACGCGGTCGGACAGGTTCATTCCTTTTTCTGTCCTACTCAGGAAAGCGTCAAGAGCCGACAGGTTCGGGCTTCTGAAACTCTGCATCATGGCATCTGAAATCTTGACAGCCGGAAGGTAGCCATCGATGAGCTTGTTGTTCTTCTCGTTTGCAAGCATCCACTGGTTGCGGATTCCGGTTCCAACCGTTTTCTCTATTTCGTCATGGAGTTGTTCGAGCCGTTCAGTCATAACCTTCGAGAAACGCCTGCCCTTTACGGTTGTATACCGCTTAGACAGGTCTTTGACGGCGCTGTCAATCGTGCGCTCTATCGTGCGGTTGCGGAGTGCGATGTTTTTGATATGCTCTTTCTCGTAAAGGTTCATGCGGATTCCGGTTCATTGTTAAGCTGCGCTATCCGGTTAATTTCTTCGGTCAGTTCTATTGCCGGCGATACCCTGTCAATACCAAGCCCACGCCCTGCGAGAATCTCTTGATACACACGGGTATGGAGCGTCTCGAATCCACTCAATAGGTCGACGCTCTGTCCGTTGATTAAAAACCGCTTTTCGGGTACTACATCGGGCGCAATCGACAGGTTATAGGATACTTCGGCATTATCCAGCACAAAAAAGCCGTCACTTGCCGTCCGTTCCTCGTTTGTGAAATGATACCCGATGTCCTCAACCGCACCGAATTTCCACAGGAGTAAATCAAAGAAGTGTATGCCGATATTCATGGCAAGCCCGCCGCTATGAATCGCAGAGCCTTTCCATGACTTCTGATACCAGTTCCCCCGGGGCGTGTTATAAACCACCACTATCTGATTTTTGCCGTTGCTGTTTTTGTATTTGTTAATCAGCTCAACCGAGGGATGATAACGCAACTGCATTACGCCGTAGATATGATTGCCTGTTGCTTCCTCTGCATACTTGAGCGCAGGAATATCTACTGATGCCGTAACTATCGGCTTCTCGCATATCACATCAAACTTACAGGCAAGCGCGGCTCTAATGAGGTTGAAATGCGTGTGATTGGGGGTCGCTATGACACAGTAATCCGCCCGATTGTAATTCTCATACAGGCAGGTTAATTCATCGTTGTAGTAGACTGCGCTCTTCGAGTACCGGTCGATAATGCCGATTGAATCGTGAGGATCGGCGACTGCTATTATTTCCCCTCCGGTCTCCTGAATCGCCTTCATGTGACGGGGTGCGATAAATCCGGCCCCGCCGAGAATGATGTATTTTTTACCCATCACCATCACACTTTCTTATTTTTTTAGCTTCATATTCGATTCTGTAAACACTACCACAATATCTGCAAACAGTAATAAAATCATCAATATCTAATTTATAACGAATAGTATTATGTTTCCCTTTTGATTTTAACCAACCACATCTCGCTAATTTTCTTACACCGTTATGAGAAAATCCTAAATTCATTATTTCACAAGTTTTATACCATTTATTTTTTTCAATAGACTGAATTAACAAATATACTCTTTCCTTACAATTCATGCATAACTCTCCGCAAACGATTTAAGCGCCGATTTTTCACCGCTCAACAATCCAATGTCTTTTTCCGGATCGGTCACGAGCGGATTCATGCGGACTGCCGATTCCTCGCTCATAATCGCCTCACCGCCCCGTGCAACCGACAGGCTTGCGACAAGCGCCTGTATATCCTGCGGCAACACATCGTTGAATACCGCATCAATATCGGCGCTGTCTATCGATTTACTCTGACTACTGTTTGTAAGACCGAGAATGGATTTGATAATCGACAACCGGCGCTCCATCGCGGGGCCGAATATCTCCTGCTTGCCACGCGCCTTGAACAGGGAATCAGAAAACATGAGGCGCAGGGCAACGCCGCTCAATGATGATATTCCCTTGACGTTCTGGAATGACAGGTCGGGGGTCTGTGTCATGCTGTAAATAATATCCTTGAGTATTTCATATTCAGTTTTGAGGGCTTCAGGCGCCTGATCCCATGTTACAAATTCAGCACCGCCAGGGTAATACACCTTGCCATCGGCATCATGCTCCGGCTGCACCATGACCACTTTCCCCATTTCCTCTTTTCTCGGAAGGTTCGTCACAATACCCTTCACCTGTAAAACAGGCGACCCGAAATAGTCATTGGTATCGGCAAAATTACTGAGCAGGTATTCCGCACGGTTTATCTCCGTTGAAACGCCATCCCATTCCGGCTTGTCCTGTTCGTAATACACGACCGGGATTTTACCGAGCGTATTCGGGCGCTCTTCTTTATTCCAATCATTGCCAGTCTTTTTTGTGGCGTTGATTATTTTATCTGCCGTGTATACACTCACGGTATCAACCGTTTTGCCCTCTTTATCTTTCGTTGTGTATTTGATTGTGAACGCATCCATATCGCCAAATTCATCGAAGTGCGGGTAAAGATTGTAGCCGGTACGGGCGCTCAACAATGCCACCCTGATTCGTATATCATCACCTTGTGGGATATACCACAGTTCGGCAGCTTTGCATTCGATAAACAGGTCACGGGCGAGCTTCTTGTTGAAATAATCAAGCTTGTTCTGTTTCCAGATTTCAGTGATCAGGTCGTATGCGTCATTCTCATCATTATTCAGGATAAGGGATACTGGTGCTCCAAACAGGAACTCAACTGCGCTGTCCACGATCCGCTTCTGGAATGTTATCACCTCGTTCGTAGGCGTTACGATGCGCTTGTTTTTAGCGTCATCCCCGACCGATTTTGGCAGTCGATTCGTATCGGCGAGTATCGCATGTTTCCCGTCATACGCTTCCCTGTTTGCGGGGATGTTGCTGTCCTTGTCTTTCGAGTACTCGCTTAAGATTGTGAGCGCTTGGTCGAAAGGTATATTGATTATTTCGTTGATATTCATATCACATTGCCTTTTTACTTATTACACTGGTAATCCGAAAATGCTTCTGTCAAACGGTTTCAGTTGTGCGACCGGAGCGGCAAGTGATACACCGCTCAACGCATACCTGAGCGCATCGATAGAATGGTTATTCTTGTCAACCGGCACATTCATCACTTCGCCGGCTCTGTTCTTTTCCCACTGGTATAGCGAAAACTCGTTGACAACATCCTGTAATTCACGATCGATTATCACCTCATCAAAGTGCTGTATGTACTGGATACCCTGATTGACCGAGCCTTTGCCGCCCTTTGCCGAAATAGCGTTGACCCCGTAACTCCGCAACTCCTGTGTTGAACGAGGCTCCGAGGGGTCACACCGCAGCGGTTCATTGCCGATAACCTGTTTAACTGCCCCCGCTATCAGGTCATTCGTCATGCCGTACTCGTAAAAGGCATTGGTGATATAGAGCTTCTTGCCCTTGACTGCACAACGTATAAAGGCGGTCGGGTCGTTCGTGTAACCCCAATCCAGCCCGTTATAGTACGTCCCAAATGAGTCTCTTGCCTTCGTCAGATCCTCGACTCGCCAGTTATTGAACACGAGGTGTCCGAGCACACCCCATTGACCGAGCGTGTAGACGTTGTAATAGTATTCGTTGGTTTCGGATTCGAGCGCCTGTATATCGTCAGGCGCAAGGAATGCATTGTCTTTGTAGGTCGTGCGGAGGATCGCAAGCTCTGGATCACGGTAGTCTTTATCGGTATCGAGAAACCTGTTGAGGAAAAATGTCTTGTAAAGCCAGTGTGTTTTCATAATGGGGTTGAATGAGTAGGTAAACCGTTTGGCGACCCTTGATATACCGCGAAGGCGCTTGGTAAGCTGCTTATTGTCATCCTCGCCAGTCTCGGTCGCTTCCTCAACCCACACATCCGTTATAACACCCTTTGCCGGGGTGATGGATTTGATTTTCTCCACATCGTCAAGCCCGACAAAGAGTGCCTGGTAACGATTGGCGCAGGTAATAGTCAGCTCGCTTTTATTGATGGTAAAGAGCTTCGATAAATCCCACCCGTTAATCACTTTGGTTATCTCATTGTATGTTGAAAACTTATGCGTCCTTCCGGTATTTCTCACCACCAAGTAATTACGATCGCCGTTTAACAGGTCGATGACTGAGCGCTGTGCAATAAACCGGCTTTTACCAGAGCTTGCACCACCAAACAAAATCTGTGTCCTTGTCTGGTCATTCAGGAATGGTCGGTACACGCTGTTTATATGGCGCTTGTCTATTTCGATGTTAATCATTGTCGTCTTTGAAAGTCACTTTGATATTTACATCACCGGTCAGTTCGTGTCTTTCCGTAAACATGCCGAGGTGCTTACCGAGAAGTTCAAGAGCACGATTGGCGCCAGCACTATCGAATTGCCACACACCCTCGCCATCTTCATCAATTACCTGTTTCATGCAGCGTTTTTCTCGGTCATACTTCACGACAGGTACTTTTTGCATACAACGCTGGGAAACTTCTTCGAGATTTTCGATAACCCATTGGGCGTTTAATGCCGTTGCTTTTGCCCTTTCATCCCTTATCTTCGAAATTTCAGTCTGAATATTAAGTTTGGCTAATAGTTGAGACGACTGTTCATTAGCTGTTTTTTTGCTATATCCAGCCCTTATAGCAGCCTGAGTTCCGTTCAGGTCGATAAGGTATTCCTGGCAAAAACGCTGTTGTTTGGGAGTCAGCATGTCTTATTTAAACCCCAGCCGTGTAATGATTTCTTCCTGTAATTGCCCGCGGTTGTAGATGTCGAGCAGATCGACAGCCTGAACGCCCCTGTCGTTGATTTCTTTACCAAGATTACCCCGTATGAGACCGTGCAACTGTATCACCGTCATGGATCGGATAGCGGATGGTGTTAACCCGAACTTGGATTCCTCCGGCTCACTTGGGATCGGAACCGGAACCGGCTCTTGAGCTTGCGGTTCTTCTGTTACCGGCTCGATGGTGATCGGTTTCGGTGTGCTGAAGTTTGTTGAGTCTGGTTGTGTGTCCATGATTCGTTTTCGAGGTCGTGCCATTTAAAGCTCCCTGTATTTTAGCCAATAAAAAAGACAAAAAGAGAACGCTCCCGTGTATGAGACGGAAGTAACCATTCTCCTTTTGTCTTTGCCTGCCTGATTAGGGCATTGGTGTTAAAATCGAGTATAAAAGTACCTATGTCAAGAGAAAAATTATTCAATCACCTCGAATTGATTGTCCTTGAATTTTACTTCCGAAATTCTCGGACTCCACCGCATGGCTTTCCCGCCTCTCTGTAACTTCACCTTGCGCCATGAGTAAATAAAAAGCCGGGTTCCAGGTGTATTGAGCCAGTCGGTTGTTTCCTGTGCTTTCAATACCGTCAACTTCTCGATATGCGACCGGTAATCAGTCCCGCAGCATTGGATTCCCCACACTCCAGTAGGATCGAGCGCAAGAACATCAATAATACCAAACAGGTCTTGCCGGATACCGTGTTCCCCAACATACGGGTTGAAATGCTCGACAACGGCGCATACCGAACCCTGATCCCGAAGATGTCGCATGGTGCGCTGGGTAGGGGAGAGACCTTTAGCCATTATTAATTACCTCCACGTTAAAGCCAAGTGTTTCTGATAATAATTTCGAGTAATGTTCTTTCAACCATCCTGCCTGCTCATGGAAAAGAGTTATTGTGCCGTTTTTGAATTGAACAAACAAGAGTGGTTTTATCCAAAAATCCATACTTCTCTCTTGTAATTCATCTGCAAGCACAGATAGTCGTTTTTGTAATTTATCTGTCTCTGTTTTGTTCTGTGATTCGAGTCTTGTCCGCTGTTCGGCCATCCTGATAGATTCTTGATTGACAGTTTTCTGTTTTACTATCGGTAATATCGTTTGTTTTTTATTCCCATCCTGTAGAAGCCACTTTTTAGCCATCATTACTGGAATTTTCGTTTTGATATTTTTTTTGATGTCGTTTATTAAAACTTTTCCCATATACCGTTCAGCCAACTCAACTCCAAAATCTGTTTTGAGATTTTCGATTGTATATGTCTCGTGATGCGAGTTTTGTGATGGCATGTTTTTTCTCTACCGTAAAAGGGACTCTGTCTAACTACCGCTTAGATATAAGTTATTTAAAGAAACTGAAAATGAAACTGAAAGGTACTTGTGACAAAGTTGTTATATAGTTGTTATATAGTTGTTTTATTTTTTATTATTTTCATAGAAGCCCATTTTTGCTTGTTCTATAATCCTATCACCTTTTTTTAAATTACAACTTTTGCAACATGCTACAAGGTTATTTTCATCTTCATTTCCACCTTTTGATCTTGGAATTATATGGTCAACTGAGTTTGCTTTTCTGCCACAATAAGCACAGGTATAATTGTCTCTTTCTAAAATATGAACTCTGATCGCTGTCCAATTTTCAGGATTTCCACCACCGTTTTCTCTAAATTTTTGCTGTCTTTTTTTATTTGAAAGTCTCTCTTTTTCTTCTTTTGCCATTCTCCTGTTTATGATCGTACAATGTGAATTATTATTTTCTATATCACCTATTTTTAACTCCTTGATTTCATTTATTGCGATCTTAAGTTCGGCGTAAGAACACCCTAAAAGTCGCGATAATGTCTCAATAGTTCCCTCAAGTTTTCCCCTTTCCGGTGCGTCCCACATACAACAAAGAATTTCAATCCAGATACCACGAGTCATAAATGATGCCTGTTGTAATTGAGTGTCCCTGCGCCAGTCGCCGGGATAAAAAAGAAAAGCAGGGGTTTTCCCCATTATTTACCCCCATCACAATAGAATGGGTCGTTCCTATTTTCTTCGTCAATCTTGCCTCGCAGGTAATAACCGAGCAGGATGCCAAGCCCGAATGATGCGATGGCGGTTATAAATTCGCGTATTATAGGGGTCATTATATTTTCTTCCATCAGAGATTCACCTTGCAAGTTTTGTTGTTATGCCGTGAATTTTTTTCAATTTTAACAAGGTCTTTTGTTTTGATTCGTTTATGATCTGGACTCTCTTTAAGAAACAGTTTAAAATCGGAAAGCGAATAATAAGTAAACGTTCTCCCTTTTTCATTTATACCGTGATATTTTCTCATTATTTACACGCTCCCACCGGTCTGTCAAAATAGTTCCATGCACGCCGTTTTTCGAGTAGCGATTGCAGATATTTTTTAAAGAGAGCGATGTTTTTATTCGTCTCTTTTATTGTTATTCTTACCCTTCTTAATAAAAAGTTTAAAAATAATATGAAAAGACCTGCATTAACCACAATCCTAATAGGATTGGTACTATTAATTGTAGGAATTTTAATAGATTCACTTTGGGATCCATCAAATCATCTTGGCATAAAATCAATATTAGCCTATAAGTCGTTAGGCTTACTATTAACGATATTGTTTCTGCTAACATTAATCTACCTTTTAGAAAAACCATCATTAAAAAAACACAAAGACCATAAAACAATAAAAGCTATTTTAAAAGCACTTATAGACAAAAAAGACGATTATTTAAATCTGGCAACCATCAATGGTGACTCGGTCTTACCGACAAGTTTAACGGCAAGCGTCATCGGCACATCATAGTCGATTGTGAATGTATCAACAGGCAGGCGGTCAGTACCGTTAATCGAGCCGCCGTTCAGGCATTGATATTTTCGTTTAGTTAAAGGCATTTAAAATCCTTTTCCACAAGGTTTTGAGTCCATATAAACTCGGATCACGGTGAATCCATAATACGGCTATTGCGACACCGCCCGTCCAAATACTTACACACAAAAATGCACTGGCAAGAATGACACCCTTATTGGCAACTATATTCATTAAAGAGGATCCCATTTATTTTTCCTTTTACCAATAATTAGCCGTAACCATTATTTTATACTTACATTGAAACATATCGGAAGTATTTTTAGCCCAAGTTTCAAGTTCTTCTCTCATTGATTGCAACTGTTCCCATGATATACATTCTCCAAAGCCATAAGTTACCAGTTCAAAAAAACAATATCACCCTCATTGGCTGATATTTGGTATCCATCTTCATAGTCAGATTCCATAACTATTGCCGTATATTCCATATTCCCGATTTTAAGCTCATCCATTGTCTCGTTGTAATCTTTTTTGTAATACTCAAGTATATAACGCATTGTTTTTCTTGATGTATTGTCTGGCGTTAAAACTGCCATTAATATTACATTGGGATGTGTACTCATTTTATCGCTCCTTATATATATTCATTAAATTTGTCATTTATATCCCGAAGTTGTGTCCAAATTTTATCAAGAATAGAAATTAATCTACAGGGGTTCCATTCACCACGATTGGGATTGTGCCAAGCACAACCATCATTGCATGATCTACCTGTGACCAAAGGACAATATTTTTCTTCTTCCATTATCGCTCCTTAACCGTGTTATATTTCCATTTAAACAGCGAAAACACTTCATTCTGCCATAGTTCGCTGTTTATCCCTGTCCATACCTCTTTATTTACTATAAGAATCGTGTGATCCGTGCTCATACATATCCGGTGCGGTTCGATATTATTGCCACACAAATCAACCAGCACCGCCTCTATCCCGATCTGCTCAAGGCTCCACTTACCGAGCACAGCCGCGCTTTTACATTCACCGACAAGGTTGCGCGCAAACACGATTTCGATAGTCGGGTTAAAGGCGACAATTTCATAAATCGGCTTGAATTGAGCCTGGAGGGTTTTGACATCCTTGATAGTATGGAGCTTGAGTTTTTCGGTCGCCATTCTTTGCTCCGCATACTCCATTAAATCAGGGTGCCGAAACCAGAACTCATTTATCGGATCGGTCGCGCTCATCGGATTCGTCATACATCCTGTTAATCCGACCAACAGCGTAATTCCACAAAAGACAGGCAAACAGCAAAATCGCATAGATAATCAGTATCCAGTAAAGAAGTTTCATTGGTTAATCTCTTTTAAAGACTCAACATATCTTCGTCTATTCCAAATTCTTATTGCCCCAGCCTCTGATGTGCCGTCATTAGGAGCTTCACAACCGCATCGTGGATTGCCGCAAGTACCTGTGTATAAATCTTCGCGCCATTTATAAACATATGGTTTTGTGTTACCACAAAAAGGGCATGGTTTCATTTTAGACATGGTTATCTACCCCCTTCGGTGCTTTCATCCCCCCGTGTTTTTCCCACTCGGATTGAGGCATGATGTGGATGTTGGCGGCAGTGAGAATGGCTTTGAGAACACTTCCATCTTGATAACCACTACCATCACATCTTGATATGTATTGATATTCACCACTACCATATATCAGTTTTACAGGATTTGGTACATTTTCACCGCTTACATATGCCCTTATCATAAACCCACCGACCTCTCGTGTATACCACTTGTCAATCTCGGACTCAGTGAGATGGCGGGCATGTCGCCTAAGTAAGTTTTCATTTGTATCTATTTTTAGTAAGTGTCCATCAAATCCAATAATTCTGTGTATTTCACCTGTATCTTTGTGGTCTGGTGAAAGCAACATAATTAACTGCCCGACAGAGAACTCCGTCTCTGGCAGTGGGCTTAACTGGTCTTCATACACACAATGACAAAAACCATCGCTAAGGCGTATCCTGTAGGGCAATGGATAGGAGTTGTTGGCTGATTCTACTGTCACTTGTTGTTTCTTGAGTTTACCAACTATCGGTTTAAAGTTTTCACTCTTTATATTACCATCCCACCATACCTTATCCCCGACCTTGTATTTGAGTTTCTTGCGGGGGATGAGGAGTTCACGGTAGCCATTATTTATGGATTTGCTTGGAGTAAATTCCCCATAAACAGGGTAAACATCATTATTAGGAGTAACAAATGTTTCGCAGTCACCAAACTTATTCTTCCTCACCCCAGCATAATTCCATTCATCATTAAAGTGCTCACCCGCTTTGTGCTGTGAGACCGAGGAGTCTGGCTGTTTAGGTACTCTATCAAAATCATCAATATAAGCACCACTTGGGACATACTCTCTGCCATTAATCATTACCTTTATCATTGTCTTTCTCCTCGTGAATGTTGCCAACCAATTTTGGACTTGCTCTCATAACTTCGCAAATATCATAAACATCCATAGCCGCCAGCACTGTCAATGCCCAGTGGTCTAATGTGGGCAAACCTCTTATTCTGCGTTGTTCAGGCAGTGCTGCTACATCATCAAATTCTATAACATCACCCTCGATAAACCACCATTCATCCCCGACCTTGACACCAAGTTCTTTGTAGTCATGTTGGATATAGTTATAGTTTTGTGCTCGCAACCATCTTCCCGGAAATTCACATAGAGATTGGGAGTGTAGTATATCACCCTTCAAATGCCACTCAAACCCGACAATCTTGTTGCCCTTAATAAGGCGGAACATGAACTCAGTCATGGTAATAATCCTTTCTTGATAGCCACAATTATCAACGTAACACTAAGCACAAGCAACAATCCTAATAAGGTTATTATCTTATCCCATGTGTCCATATCAATCCTCCGCTCTTACATAGAGACGAATACGAAGCCGATTACGAGAATACTGGCGTCCAAAATCACGTTTCATTTCTTTATAATGCTTTTCCCTTTTTATCTCTGCATCCACATAATCTATCTCGAAATAAACTGGAGCCCATGTGCCATCCCATGATAACTGTTCTACGGCATACACACTTTTATAACCATATTTATCACCGATTGATTTTCGAGTAACCATATCAATTCTCCGCATCACATTCCAGTGTGTCTCTGTATACTTTGCTTATACTATTGGTTTTTTGTAGGGGGCAACCTTTTCGTGTCTTGCATAAGGTAGGTTGCATATTAAAGGTAGATATTGTACACTGTTTCCATTTCCGACAGGTGTATCTGTACCACATTAGTTTTAGACTGTGTATTGTCATTGTCAATCCTCCCCATCAAATTCAGGCGGGACTGCTTTTGCCCAATGACCGTTCAGTGATGATATTTTATGGGCTACACCGCAACAATAATATTGAAAACCCGTTAAACCGACATTGCCTATAAATACTTCATTAGTTCCTTCTTTTCGATACCACCACCAATCCCCCGGCTCTGTCGGTTTC